CATTCGTAAAATACGCAGGTCACGCACGAAGGGCGGGGGCCTATTTGGAGGTGAGTAAAATTCCGAAAGCTAAAAAAACAGACGACGAAAAACAAAAGAACAAGGAAGTAGGCGCGGTAAAGGCGAGAGTTACCCGCGAAATAACCCGACTTGAGAAGATATTTGCAAAGTTACCGAATGGAGAAAAAGCAGCGGTTGACGGTCTTATTAAAAGGGCCGCTCATATGCGCGTGACGCTTGAGGATTACGAGCAAGACATTCTTTTTAATGGATCGGTAGAACTATTCCAACAAAAGGCAGGCGCTCCATCCTTCGAACGTGCGCGGCCTGTTGCGATGCTATACAACTCGGTCAATACAAGCTATCAGAAAATTATTAAGCAGCTCACGGACTTGCTTCCAAAGGCCGACCCGACAAATGACCCGAATAAAGGCAATGACGGCTTTGATGATTTCGTAGACAAAAAATCATAGGGGGTTTTACTCTTGGCAGGATCACTTTCTAACTACGCAGAAAATAATGTTCTTGATACCCTTTTGAGTGGCACCAAATACGTTGGCCTGTTTACGGATGCTTCCGGCACATCGACAGATCAACCGTCAACCGAAGCGACGACAGGCAATTGCCCCGGCTATGCTCGGCAAGCTGTAACTCATGCAGCTGCTTCGAGCGGTTCTAAAGCTTCCAACGCTTCCGTTGTCTTCACAGCTACTGGCACATGGGCAACAGTGAACTATGTAGGCGTTTGGGATGCTTCAACGAACGGAAATTTGCTCTATTGGGCATCCATTACGGGGCAAACACTGGCGAACACCGATACATTAACAATCGCTTCCGGCGCTCTTTCGATAAGCGCAGATTAAGGCGGTATAAATGGCCTACCATTTGCACATGAACGGCGGTACAGATCATGTAAAAATACCGTCATTGACGTTCACGAAAGTTATTTTAGATATAAAGGTAGCGCGGAACACGTCAGCACAAAGGAATTACTTTGATTTTCGTACAGGTTTTTCGTTCGGTTATCTACTGAGTTTGACGAGTGGTCTTGATTCTGAGGGCAATGATTCACCTATGACAACCTACATTGACGGAGTAGGCCCGAAATCAAACAATACCGTCATGGTTCCTGACAACGTGCGTTGTTTACTTGAAACGCGTTGGGCTTCTGCCGGGACTGACGATGGGAACATATTCGGAAGTAATCTAGGTACAAGCGGTCAAATAGGCGACATATGGAACGTTAAATTCTACAACGGGGCTTCGCTGGTCGCTCATTATGACATGACGCTCGGGAATGTGCAGGATCAAACGGGCAATGGCAATCACGCGACGTTAAATGGCGGCACATGGGTAGATGAGGGCGGCGGCTCAACAGATCATCCCGTTTCCGCTTCTGCTTCTGCCGTTTCTACCGCTTCCGCTAACGCCATTAAGGGGAGGGTTTCAAGTGGATCCGCTTCGGTAGTAACAATAACCGCGGCTAACGCAATCAAGAATCGTTTCGTTAGTGGATCCGCTCAATTAATCTCAAGTGGATCCGCAACGGCTGAACATTCTAGCGGTGGATCCTATAACGCGTCGGCTTCCGCTACGATTTCAACGTCCGCGACGGTAGCAGTCATCAAGAAACGATACGCAAGCGCCGCAGCTTCACTTGTAACGAGCGCTACGGCTTCGGCGGTAAAAGGAATAAGGATTACAGCAACTGCGGTTCTGACGACTACAGCACAGGTTATACAAGGTGTGCTTTACGGTCAAAGCGTCGCTTTTAACGTGCAGATAACGCGTTCCATGCGGTTTGGAGCTAACATAAGTAAGGCCGTGAAACTCGAAACCGATATATGTAGGGTGAAGCACTTCGACACGATGATATGAGGTGAGAGCATGGCTAACATTTACGTTGGTGACAACGGCACAGTTTTGGAAATCTCCATTTCAGACAGTGAAGGGACCGTTATACTAACGACGGCTTCCGGCATAACGGCAACGTTCGTCAAACCGAGCGGAACGACATTCGAGAAAACATTCAGCGTCACGGATGCAACCGCAGGAAGGTGCAGCGCGACATTAACAAGCGCGGACAATAGCGAGGCGGGCAGATACACCTTTAAAACGGTTGTGGCGTTCGTTAATGGTTCCATATTCCGAGGTTCAACACAGAGCTATTTAGTAAAAGCGTAGAAAGGAGCGGCGAGCATGGGCATTTTGAAGGAGTACCCGCTTTCGCATAACCCGATAATTGCATACTGGACACAGATCGAAAACGGGCTAGTCGTAAGCGAAAAGGTACGTAAAATGTACCGTCAACTCGCTGCTGACATTTATGACGAAGCTTCTGTTTATGAATACAGCGCCAAACATGCCAATCATGCTATCGAGTTTATAGAGAACTTCTGTAAACATTCAAAAGGTTCATGGGGCGGCAAGCCTATCGAATTGGAGCTATGGCAGCAAGCTTTTATTGCTGCAATGTTTGGTTTTATTCATAAAATTGACGGAACGCGTAAATATCGGGAAGCCCTTCTAGTTGTGGCCCGTAAGAATGGTAAATCTACCGTAGCGTCCGGCATCGGCTTGTACTTGCAAATCGCAGACGGCGAAGCGGGCGCAGAGGTTTACGCTTGTGCGACTAAAAAGGATCAAGCCAAGCTTGTATGGCTCGAAGCTAAACGAATGGTGAACAAGTCGCCTGCGCTTCGAAAACGTATCAAGCCGCTTGTATCCGAGCTTGTTGGGCTTCCGAATGACAGCACGTTTAAACCGCTTGGCGCTGACTCTGAAACGCTCGACGGTCTCAACGTATCCGGCGCAATGCTCGACGAGATTCACGCGTGGAAAGACAAGAACCTGTATGACGTTATTGTCGATGGTACAAGCTCACGTGAACAACCGCTAATCGTCATGATAACGACAGCCGGAACGGTGCGAAACTCGGTCTATGACCAGAAGTATGACGAAGCTAAGGACAAAATTAACAGACTCGAAACGGGCTATGCAGACGGCGAACAAGACCCACACGAACGGTTTTTACCTATCATTTACGAACTGGATAACCGCAATGAATGGGTTGACCCGGCATGTTGGAAGAAAGCAAACCCCGGACTCGGCACAATCAAGAAGCTTGACCAACTAGAAACAAAGGTAGCAAAGGCGAAAGCTAACCCATTGCTAATCAAGAACCTTTTGACAAAGGATTTCAACATCCCGGAAACGTCTGAGGAAGCTTGGCTAACGTATGAGGAAGCTTACAACGATGCGACCTATGACATAGAATTTTTACGCAACACTTACGCGGTAGGTGGGGCTGACTTATCGAGTACAACGGATTTAACATGCGCCACGTTGCTTGTCATGAAGCCGAATGATCCGACCATATACGCCATTCAGCAATACTTTCTGCCGGAGGAAGGTTTTGAGCAACGCATCAAAGAGGACAAGATCCACTATGATTACTACCACGAACGCGGTTGGTTAACACTTTCGGCGGGCAACAAGATCGATTATAAGGACGTTACAGCATGGTTCGTTAAGATGCATCAACAGTACAGCATAACGCCTGTATGGATCGGTTATGACCCTTACAACTCGAAATACTGGATTGATGAAATGGTAGAAATGGGCTTCGATATGCGCGTAGTCCGGCAAGGCGCTTTGACGCTATCCCAACCAATGAAGGAGATAGCATCCGACTTTGCGGGAAAACGCGTGAACTATAACCACAATCAGCTAACGCTATGGAATCTAACGAATACGTGCGTTAAATACGATGACAACGACAATATACGGCCTATAAAAGGCAAGAATCAGCGGGCGCGTATCGATGGTACGGTTTCAATCCTCAACGCTTATACGATCCTTTACGAGAACATGACGGACTTCAAAGCGCTGATTTAGTCGGAAGGGGGGTGACAAATTGAAGAAAGAAAGACGTTCATTGTTTCAAATGATATTCGGCGGCAAGCAAACGCCGCGCAATCATACGTACATGCAAATGCTTAACAGCGCGCCGAGCTTCTACGACTTTAGCGGCGAAGCTTACGACAGCGACACAGTACGCGCTGCGGTTGATGCTTTCGCTCGGAACGTCGGCAAGCTCAAGCCAAAGCATATAAGGCGTGTTAATGGCAGCATTCAAAACGTGCAAAACTCGAATATTGAGTATTTGTTGCAAGTGCGACCTAACCGATTCATGGACGCCTACAGCTTTTATTATCGGCTGGCGACTCAACACAAAATGAATAATAACGCCTTTGTCTGGATTCGGTACAAGCCTAACAGCAGCGTGATTGAAGGTTTTTACCCGCTTGTATCTTCCGGCGTTGATCTTGTCGAGGTCAACGGGGAAATGGTTGTTAAGTTCCGTTTTTATGACGGCAATGAGTACTCGGCTCCATATTCGGATGTTATCCATTTACGGCGGCATTTTTACAAGAATGACATGTTCGGGGAATCGAATAAGACGGCCTTGACGCCTATTCTTAATCTTATTTCCGCGACAAATCAAGGATTGCAGAACGCGGTTAAAACGTCGGCTATCCTGCGGGGTATTCTGAAATTTACCACGATGCTAAAGCCGGAAGATATGAAAGCCCAAACGGATAACTTTAAGACTGATTACTTGGACGCATCGAACAACGGTGGCATAGCTGCGACGGATGCAAAAGCCGAATATCAGGAACTTAAAACAGACCCGAAAATGATTGATGAAAAGCTCATGACGGCTATGAGTGAAAAAGTTTATGACTACTTCGGTACGAATAAAAAAATCATTCAGTCGAGCTATTCTGAGCAGGAATGGAACGCCTATTACGAATCAGAAATAGAAACGTTTGGTCTACAGGCGGCGCTTGAGTTCACTTACAAAATTTTTAGTAGCGGCGCACAAAGTCACGGCAACGAAATCATATTCGAAGCCAATCGCCTACAGTACGCGTCGAATGACACGAAAGTGAAGATCATTGAAACGCTTGTAGACCGGGGCATGATGAGTATCAACCAAGGCTTGGAAGTGTTCAACCTACCGCCTATTGAGGGCGGCGAGAAGCGCATAATGAGCCTTAATTTTATTGACGCGGACAAAGCTTCCGAATACCAGTTGGGCAAGGTTAACAAACAGCCTGACGCGTCACCGAAAGGGGGTGAAGACAAAAATGACGATAAGCAACGAACGCCTGATTAGATTATTCGACGTTGAAGCCCGTTCAATAGGCGAGGCTGAAAAC